TGTTGTTTATACCTCCGGGCAGCCAAGTAGTGGCAATCCTTATATTTTAGCTGGTTCGAGCTTAATTAGTGCCGACGTTGGTGCTGCCAATGTGTTAAGCGGCTCAAACATATATGATACTTTAAGATTCAACTTCCCCGCAGTTCCAACGCGTACAACTACAAGCACGCTTGATACTAGAAAGCAGGCTTATTGGGGTGCTCAAACTACTGCTGATGGAACGGACAACTTTAAGGAAGATGTTCGTGATTTGGTGAGAATTAAACCGGCCAACACGAGCAATCAATATACTGCTGATGGCAACGTACTTAAATATCAGTATGCGATTTCGCTTGACAACGTTGCAATTAATGGTGCAAGCGCCCTTGATAGTCCAACTACTCTTGCGCAGTCTGCAAGTGTGCTCGTATACGACACCAGTTCGCGCTCGGGCGGCTATTCATTAAGCACAACTGCCTCCGTACCAAGTAATGTAAACGGTGGCACCGCCGATGGCTACAAGACCCTCTTAAACATGGGTTGCGGCAACTTAACTACGCTTTTCTTTGGAGGAACTGATGGTTGGGACATTACGACATCAGATCCACTGGCTGCTCATACACTTGACGGAGATTCGCTCACTAAAGAAAATAGTTATGAATACATGACTTACCGGAGAGCTTTGGATATTGCCAAGGAACCGGAAATTATAGCTTATAATTTGATTAGTGCTCCGGGCCTTGTTAATCAAAGTTTGACAAATACCATGATTAATAACACTTCCGAGCGCGCCGACGCAATGGCAGTTATTGACATTCCAGAAAGCTATGATGTGCCGGCTGATTACCTTTATGATTCAGGTTACACTGAGGGTGATTATGGTAACGTTCTTACCGCTGTTACGACGATGAAATCACGGGCGTACAATAGTAGCTATGGTGCTACTTATTATCCTTGGGTAAAGGTCAGAGATGCAGTTAATAGTACTGATCTGTGGGTACCCCCCTCTGTCGCCGGTCTGGGCGCCATGGCCTACACAGACCGTGTTCAGGCCCCATGGTTTGCTCCTGCTGGGTTCAACAGAGGCGGCTTGTCTAGCGGTGTTGCTGGGTTACCAGTTGTCGCTGCAGCCTTGAAGCTCTTTAAGGATGATCGCGATGATCTTTATGAGGTTAATATTAACCCAATCGCGAGTTTCCCGAATGAGGGTATTGTAATGTTTGGGCAAAAAACTTTACAGGTCCAAAGAAGCGCACTTGACAGAATTAACGTTCGTCGTTTGTTGATTTATCTTAAAAGAGGAATTTCACGAATTGCTTCACAGGTTTTATTTGAGCCAAATGTTCCGAATACTTGGGACAAGTTCAAGTCTCAGGCTATTCCGTTTTTAGATAATGTCAAAAGCCGTTTTGGCTTGACAGACTATAAATTGGTGCTTGATGAGTCGACCACGACTCCTGATTTAATCGATCAAAATATCATGTATGCGAAATTGTTCCTGAAGCCCGCAAGAGCTATTGAGTTTATTGCACTCGATTTTATCATTACGAATACGGGGGCATCTTTTGATGACTAATTTATACAATAGACTAATTAAAGTAGGAGAAAAATAATGGGACAACCAATTTGGGAAGCGGTTACCGAGCCTAAAAGAAAATTTAAATTTGTGTTGAATCTTGGCGGCGTTCCAGCTTATACCGTTAAAACAACAGATCGGCCCACAATTACAGTTGGTGAAGCAAAGCACGAGTTTATGGTTCATGACTTCTTCTTTCCGGGCCGTGTTACTTGGAATGAAATTAGTGTTACTTTAATTGATCCAATTGATGAAAACACTTCTAAAAAGTTGCTTGATTTTATTAAAAAGGGCGGCTACGTTATGCCTAACGATTTTAGCGAAAATGTTGGCAATCCTAATTATCTGCGCAAAACACTTACTAAATTTGCCTTTCAGGAGGCACTCGGCGGCGATGTTACAATTGACACTTTAAATTCAAAGGGTGAGGTTATTGAAAATTGGGCTTTGAAAAATTCATGGATTAAAAGCGTGAATTACAATGCTATGGGTTATGCCGAAGAGGGACTTGTTGAACTTACTGTTGGCCTTCGTTACGACTGGGCAGTTCTTACTCCTTGAAAGCTTCGTTTTTAAGCAATTCTTAATATATACATTTTAAAATTTTTTAAAATTACTCTATTTATAGTATGACTGATATTATAACTGGAGCCCAAGAGCACGTTGGGTCTAAGCAAACATTCACTAGTCGTGGCCTCGGAAATGTAGCAAAATATAGTCTTTTTAGCGGCCAAGTTGAATTGCAGCCGAGCGCAATTCAAACAAACGCCCAACAAAAACATCGCTTTTATTTGTTTGTTGACGGAATTCCATCAGCTTACATTGTAAATGTTGATCGACCGAGCTATTCTGTACAAACAGAGGAACACCTTCTTTTAGATTACCCTCTTCATTTTCCAGTTCGCGTTAAGTGGGATCCCATTTCTTTTTCTATAAGAGAGATTTTTTCAAGTCGAGGATCTGGAGATCTTTTTAGCCCGGGCTTTTTTAGTATGGAGTCTCTGCAGCAAACACCTATTGGTTCTGTAGCTAGCAATATGATGGCAAAATTATTAGGGCACAGCTATGTTCCTCCCAATAGGATCCCCGCCGCCGGGTCTTCGACTACGGCAACAGTTTTATCGGCCATAACGCGCCCCATGGATACTGCCCGGGATGCAATATATGGCAATAAAAACCTCAGTAAAGAAAATCTCACAAAATCTTTGGGAGAAATAAAAATAGTTTCTTTAAATGGGGCAGGAGATGTTTATGAGTCTTGGACCATTCACAATGGAATGATAACGAATCTTAAATTCAGTCAGTTGGGTTACGGTGGAGAAGACTTAACAGAAATTTCAGTTACGGTAAACTATGACTGGGCCACTTATCGTTTTGGTGGCACTTAGGAGCAATTATGACAAGTAGAAATGAAGCAAGGACGCAGGTTGATCCTGCGTTGCTTGAGCAGTTTATGAAGCAGCAAGAGGCAAAGTTTGTAGCACCAACACAAACTCAGGCGCCGCCACCAACAAGAAGTGCGGCCGTTTATTCGGTTCCAACAGACTTTGTGGAACTTCCGTCCAGAGGAAAATATTATTTAGAAGGGCACCCATGGCATAAAAAGGAAAAGGTGGAGATTAAATATATGACCACTAAAGAGGAGGACATTATAACATCGCCCGCCTATGCTAGAGAGGGAAAAACTTTTGATAAATTATTAGAGAGCGTTATTGTTGATAGGGTTAATGTTGGAAGTCTATTAACGGGAGATAGAAATGCTATATTAATTAATACTCGCAAAAACGCTTATGGTCCCCACTATGAGTTTTATGGTTTTTGTGAAAAATGTTATGAAACAAAGGAATTAACTATAGATTTAAACTCCGCTAGTATTAAAGAGTTCGACAATTTGTCATGTGAAAAAAATTCTGATGGGACATTTACAGTTCAACTTCCACAATCAAAAGAGGCCGTGCAGTTTAGATTATTTTGTGGTGAGGATGATGCAGTTTTACAAAAGCAGGAGGCCGCCAGAGAAAAGCACAATTTGCCGTATGAAAAAATTGTTTTAATTCATCGTCAAGTGATAGTTAGTGTTAGTGGAAATAGCGATCCCGCCTGTATTAATCAGTTTGCCCAAAATATGCTAATTAGAGATTCTAAATTTTTGCAAAAAGCTTATATTGAAACAAAGCCAGATGTTTCTTTAAGGTATGATTTTATTTGCGAAACCTGCGACCATCAGAATCAAGGAGATGTGCCCTTTGGGGCAAACTTTTTTTGGCCTAACGAGTGATTATATAAACTCTGTTTATGAACAAATCTTTTTAATGCTTATGTATGGTAAGTTTGCCTTTTTTGAATTATATTCTTTTCCTATTGCGTTACGAAATTGGTTTTTTAAAAGAATAAACCAACATTTTGAACAAATTAGTAAACAGTAATAAAAAGCAACAAGCTATCTAATTAGATAGAGGGGTAAATTCAACATGGCCGTTGATCATGATAAAGTTGGTAAAGCCGTCGCGCTCGGCAAAGTAAAAAAAGTTAAGGAGTTATGTAAAGGCGCCGTAGGTGAAGATAAAGGCCCATGTAAAAGTGCCATAAAAAGCGCTGGGATCATCGCCGGCTCAAAAAAGAAATCAGCCTTTGACACGGGGCCAGCAGCAGCGCTTGGATCCAAAGGCGCCCTTGGTAAGTCGCTGACAACTTTAAAAAACCAGTACTTTGAATTATCTGGCGCCAACGATAAAATGACAGAGGGCGCCCAACAACTCGCCGCACATTCTCTGAAAACTGCTATCGCGCTCGGCAAGGAAGGGGACGCCCAGAAACGCGCCACCATCGCCGCCACCGCTGCCACGCAGGCGATGAGTATATTTTTAAAAATGTCAAAGGGCGCCCTTGATGCTATTGAGAAATATAGAATTGGACTGGCCCGGGCCGGCGAAAAGGATGGCCCAAAGTTTCTTGCAAGTATAGCTAAACAAAACACTGAGCTTGCCAGTTATGGTGTAAGATTAAAAGTCCTACACAAAGCACAAGTTGAGTTTCGAAATAATTTGGTTATGATGACCAAAGACGCGTTTGATGGAGGCAAAGAATTAAGAAAGATGGCGGCTATTAATGAAAGGTTTGGAATTAGCATTGAAGCAAGCACTCAAATGATGAATAAGCTCAATCTTGGTTTCAACGCCACTACCAAACAAACAACAAAAATGTCTAATCAGCTTTTGAAGTTTGCTAAAGATACCGGGCAGCCCTTTCAGAAAGTGTGGGGAGATTTCAATAAAGGCATAGAAAAATTCATGTACAACATGGACCCAGACAAGGCTTTAAAGAAATTTACTGTTTTTCAGAGATTGGCTCGCGAAATGGGTAGCGACGTTGGGGCATTAGTTGATGTGGTGGATAAGTTTGACGATCTTGAGACCGGTATGGAATTTGGTGGTGAGTTAAATATGCTTTTGTCATCTTTGGGCGGCTCTTTTGACTCTGTTCAGGCCACTTTGATGAGCCAGCCAGACAGAATGAAGTATATTGCTGATCAGATTAAACAGGTTGGCGGCAAAATTGAAGGAATGACAGAACTGGGCCAACGAGCGACTATAAAACAATTATCAAAGACTTTGGGCATGGACGTTGCTGCTGTTAAGGCCATGTTACAAAAAGATATTGGTGCTGATGCGTCTAAATATATGCAAAATGCAGAAAATGTTCAAGAAATGGGGGTTAAAGAACAGAAGAGTTTAGCACAAGAACAAACAAGCAGAGCGGAGAGGATTGAACAACGAAATGATTTGTTGGTCAACAATATGACAATTAAGCTAGAGGGAATTATGCAATTACAGTCTCGATTGCAAACAAGGGTATATAAAGAACAAATTCCTCGTCTGATTGATAAATTCTATAAACACCAAGTTGGCGGCGCGGGCGGCCCATCTGTGAAATCAAAGATGGGAGAGTGGGAAGGTTTATTAACCAAATTGAACGCAAAGTCCAAAATAGATTTGGCAGATTTTAAAAGAGCCACACATCCTGCGACTCTCGCCATTGAAGGTGTCAGTGAAGCCACAACTAAGGCCAAAACCGCCATGGAGGCCAACACCAAGGCCGTAGAAGCCCAGACCGGCGCCAACGCGAAGCCGCTAAATGTACATGTCACAGTCGCGCCGGGTCAATCAAGGTCCCTCGTGAACGTCCTCAATCGCCAAGGCCCCAATACGCCACCACGTTCAGGTGCCGGCGGTGTTGGACAATGAATAAAGAGGAATATTAAATGCCACAAAATCCACTTAAAACAATTTTAGAATCAGACGAAAAACTTAAATTTTCATCTCCAGAAGAACGAGATGTTCGTTT